TGATGAAATTATTAAATTTTAATAACATAGTATTATAATATTTTTTATTATATATTAAATTTCATTTATAAAAAAAGAGGACTAAATCCTCTTTCTTATTATCTTTTATTGAAAAAAGATTGAAAAGATTCTAGTGCTTTACCTTCTTCTTCGTCCTCATCTTCTTCTTCAGATTCTTCACCTTCAGATTCTTCGTCTCCGAAATCTTCTTCTTCACCTTGACCATCAAAATCTTTAAATGCTTTAACACCATCTTCAGATTCTTCTTGACCTTGTCCTTCTTCAGGAGCTTCAAGAGTGAATTCTTCAACAGTTTCACCATCTAATTCAGCTTTAACAGTTACAACACCATCAACTTCTTCAATTTCGATTTCATATCCAAGTACTTCAACTTTAGTTTTCATATATGTTTATTATTTTTTTATTATATATTAAATTATTAAACCTCTTTTTTACACTTTTACATACTTGTAATCAAGATTCGGTAGTTTACTCTTAACAACTTTAGTAGCTCCTTTTAAATACTTTATATTATCATCGTAGAATATGACTTTATTAAATCCAGTTTTCTCAACTAACTCAACAATCTTTTCGCCTTTCCAACCACCTGCATTATAATGATTTTTATAAGGATACATATGTAGTCCATATTTAGGATATTCAATTCCAAGTTTTTTCATTACCATCTCAATTTTAAATCTAATTTGTTCAGGTCTAGCAGTTACTATACATTTATTCTCTACTGAATTATAAAAATCTACTAGTTCCAATGTTTCTGTTGGTAAACTTAAATCAGTTGTACCAAATATATCTGGTGCAGTAAGATAAACTCTTTTACCTTTTCTAACCCAATTTCCTTTTATTTCAATATTCTCACTTGGATCTTCTATATAGATTCTACCATCTTGCCATTTTAAATCTGACTTATTTACACCAATACTTTTAGTTGATTTATCTACTATTTCTTTTATAGAAACATCTTCTGTTAAGTATTCAATAACAAACCCTTCAAATTCTGGCGTGTTTACAAGAGTATCATCAAAATCGAACACGTATAATGTGTCATTTCTATCAAATGTCTCGAAAATCTTTAAATACTTCATATCAGTATATATTAAACTTTTACTCTATTTTATAATAAAAACAAAAAATAATACCTATAAATGAAAAACGACTTACAAAAATTTCTACGAAGTCAATCTATTTCAAGTACCTTTCAAGACAATTACTTTAAACACTTACAACGAAAAAACAGTACTCCTATGTTATTAGAGAGTAATGGAATGTCTGTTGATGTTTTTTCAAAGTTATTAGAAGATAGGATTATCTTTTTATCTACTGAAGTTGATGAATATGTTACAAATATAATCAAAGCACAACTTCTTTATTTAGAATCTGAAAGTGATGAAGACATATCAATCTATATTGATTCACCAGGTGGTTCAGTTTATACTGGATTAGGTTTACTTGATGTAATGGACTTTGTTAAACCAGACATTGTTACAATCAATACGGGACTCGCTGCTTCAATGGCTGCCGTAATTCTATGTTCTGGTACAAAAGGTAAGAGAATGGCTCTTAAAAGAAGTAGAACAATGATACACCAACCACTATCATATGTTGGATACTCTCAAGCATCTGATTTAGAAATTGAAACAAAAGAAATAATCTCTTTGAAAAAAGAATTATATGAAATAATCTCTGATAATACAGGTCAACTTTTAGATAAAGTATATAAAGATGGTGATCGAGATTACTGGATGACTGCACAAGATGCCAAAAAGTATGGAATGATTGATAAGATTATACTAAAAAATAAGTAATATGAATGGAAGATATAACATTTCTATCGGATGATGAGAAAGTTCAAAAATTGGTTGCCGATGTAAAACACAAATTTAGTATATTCAGTATAAGTAATACTTTATTTCCAAAAAATGAAATTAGTGATTCTGAACTTAAATCATTCTTTGAAAAGATTTCAGATAGAACAACTAAGATTTTAAATGCACCCAATGGTACTCTTAGTAAAATTGTAGGTAGTCAGGTTTTACAAAATACCTATAGTGTTTCGACATCACAGAGTTCTACATTAGATGATCTAGCACAAAGTGTTATTGGTTATTTAAAAGATGTTGAAGTTATTGGATTTTATGATTTGACTTATGATCCTAATACTAGTCGATATAATATAAGATTATATAAGTTTGAAGATGATTTACGTTTAAAATCAATTAAACGTGAAGAGAAAATAGATGATATCCTAAAAGATAATAATATAGGATTCTTTTAAACAAAAAAAACCACTCAAATGAGTGGTTTTTTTATTATGCTTGATCTCCGTTTTCTGGTTTAGCTTTTGGCTTTCTTCTTCTACGTGGTTTAGCTTTTTTCTCAGCAACAACTTCAGTTGAAACCTCTTCTACTTTAACTTCTTCAGTTTTCTTAATAGCAGGTGTTCTTTTTGCTTTAATTTCTTTTGCAGTTACTTTAGTTTCCACAGATTGAACTGGTACTTCTTGTTTCACTACTACTTTTTTAGTTTCCACAACTTTTACAGTTGGTACTTCTACTTCTGGAGTTGGACAAGTTTCTGTCTCTTTTGCTCCAAAAATTCCTTTTAAGAATTTGAATAATCCCATAATATTTAATTTATTTTTTTATTATATATTCAATCTATCGTTTCCCCTTTGTAAAAAACCCCAAAAAAACAACAAAAACTTCATAAACTAAACAAATGCAAGGTTTTAATATATAATAATTAGATGAAACTTAGATATGATAAAGAAAAAGAAGAGTTAGTAGTCACAGAAGCAAGTAGAGTTGAATATCATCAGTTATCACTGTGGTTGACTCGTCATGTTAAAGGTTGGAAATATCAACCTGCAGTGAAAATGGGAGTATGGGATGGTAAGAAATCATTCTTTAGAGATGGTAAGATAAACTTAGGTTTGTGGAAAGAAGCTATGCGAGGTTGTAAAGAAATTGATGCTCCTTTTATAGTTGAAAATAAAGAAGACTTTCCAATCAATAGAGATATTACTTTAGAAAAAGTTCAAGACTTCTGTAAAGACTTTTTCAAAACTCATAAAATGAAGAAGGATGGTGAGATAGTTGCTTTTATGCCATACGACCATCAAATTGAAGCTGCTTATAAAATACTAAAAAATAGATTTTGTATGGCAGAGGTGGCAACTTCAGGTGGTAAATCACTTATTATATCGATAGTTATGTTTTACACTTTAAAACATACTGAACCTGATGCAAAATTCTTAATAATAGTTCCCTCAATTACTTTAGTTACGCAATTTTATGATAATATAGTTGAGTATAACTATGGTTTAAATAACCTTCTTCAAATGAGAGAAAGTAAAATTGAGAAGTTTGAGGATCTAAATAATGGACATACACCTTGTACTGTTAGGGTAGAAGAAGTAATGTCTGATAGACCTAGAAAGTTCTCTGGTACAGAAAATCCTAATGTTTATATTGGTACTTATCAATCTTTAGAGAAGTGGCCGAAAAAATTCTTTCAACAATTTCATACAATTGCAACCGATGAAGCTCACGGTGCTAAAGCAAAAACAATTTCATCTATTCTAGAAAGTACATTTACACACGCTTATTGTCGATTTGGTGTATCAGGTACTTTTCCAACAGATGATACTTGTGAGATACTTAATATACAAGCTGTATTAGGACCTAAAATAACAGAGGTTTCTGCGGATGAATTAAAGAAGAAGGGTATTATTACACCAATGGAAGTAAAAGCAGTTATAATGAATCATAATGACTTAGAGTTTCATGATAGATTGAAATTGATAAGAAAGAGTGGTGATGGTAAGGCAGCATTTGATTTAGAGAAAGCTTATGCTCATCAATCTGAGAAACGATTAGTTTTTATTAGAAAGATAGTTGACAAGTGTGATAATAATACTTTATTATTATTTCATACTATTGATAATGGTCAAAGAATATTTCAGAAACTAAAAGACGAATTGCCTGATAAAGAATTCTATTATATTGATGGTGAGATAAGTGGTAAGAAAAGAGAAGAAATTAAAAAATTAATGGAAGTAACTTCAGATAAAGTTAAAGTACTTGTTGCTTCTTTTGGTACACTGAGTACAGGTGTGTCAATAAATGCTATTTTCAATGTTATATTTACCGATTCATTTAAGTCAGAACAGATTATTATTCAAAGTATTGGTCGTGGACTTCGTTTACACACTGATAAGGATAAAGTAAACATATTTGATTTAGTTGATATATTCAATCCAAATGATATGTCCAATATACTTTATAAACATTTTAAAGAAAGAGAGGGATTTTATAATAAAAGAAAATACCCATATAAGATAATAAAAATCAATTTGTAACGGCACTATCTTTATATATAATAGATAAAATTTATTATATTTAATGTCAAAAATACAAACTTTTATTGATAATTTTGAGCCAACGTTACTACCAGTACTTAACTCCTTTGTTGATAAGATAAATCAATATAAAGCCGCTAGGACTACTGCGATTGCAATAACTTATGGTAAAATATGTTCTTGGCCCTACGGTAGTTCTCCAGATAGTAATAATGTTTATCAATCAGATCCGAGTGTAAAAACAGTTGGTGATTTATTTAAGTTTGTTTATCCTAATCCTGAAGGTGGAAAACAAATACTTCCAAATGTCTCAGGGGGTGAAGGTGCTATATATGTTGATGTTATTGGTGTTCTTAAAGATCCAGATACTGGTGCAAAACCAGTATATGAAATTTTAAAGAGTACATATAGATATAAAAATTCCTTAGATTATATTAACGATCTTAGATCATTTGGTGCACAAAAGTGGTTTGATGCGTTTATGTCATCAGCACTTACATTTTTAAAATCAGAACAAAAATTAACATCAGATTATAAAACACTTTCTGAATTTAATCATGACTATAATGACTTTATTGAAAAATTTAAAGATAGATATGGTCAGTATGGTGTTGCTGATAGTCCAATAGAGTGGTTTTCTACTGATCAAATTTTATATGACGCATTTATTGAAGCAGGTGATAACTATCAACTACCAGCACCGGTATCTGCGACACAGTCTGGAACTCAATCCGGTACACAGTCTGGAACTCAATCAGTGACACAAAATGCTACACAATCATCAGCCACACAATCCGTTCTTGAAACAGGTGATTATAAAATAACTGTAAAGGATCCTAAAAGTGATAATGATAAAAAAATTGAAGGTTCTATTTCATTCACACATTTAGGTCCACAAGTTAGTGCTAGTTCTAGATTGATTAACTTACCAACTCCATTTACTAATCCAAGAACTGGTCGAGAAGTAACGTCACAAGAAACTACCGATGCTAATGGAGAATTAACCTATAAAACAAAAAAAATAAGTGCATCATCTTACCCTGATACTTATGAAACAGTATTAGCAGACGAGGTAATTATAAATCTACAAAGTATGATAGATTATTACTACGGAGTTGAATTAAAGTTACAATATACAAAAAATCCTGATGCTCCTACTCCTGTTTCTGCATCGGCATCTGGTACTCAATCAGGTACACAGTCTACACCTTTAACCGCAACTCAATCTGGTATGACTCAAAGTACTTTTGATGCTACAGGAATAAAGATTAAACTACAAAAGAAAAGTGGACCTGGTGAAATAATAGGTGAAGTAGAACAAATAGTAAAAGACGGTTTTGTAAATTTTGTAGGCATTCAGTTTGATGCTCCTGGTGATTATGTTATTACGGTGATACCTGATTCAAATCTCGTAGAAACATCCGAGGTTACAATAAAAGTTTTACCAGAAGATGATGTTATTGCACAAGATAAGTCAAGAGGTGGTGATAAAGAAATAGAAGTAAAAGGTACTCGTCCAATAATTGCACAAATAGATAAACCTACTATTAAGTTAAAGTCTATTGAATTTGATGCACTAGAGGATAAAAAGGATAATGCAGAAGTGGCGGGTGCACTTGGATTTACACCATTCTTTTGGTATGCTGGAGTTCAGATAGATCAAAGATATATAAAATCATTAAATCTATATTATGAAGGTCTTGTACCTGTGGTATCAATTGTATTTATTGATTCAATTGGTGTTATGAAAAAGAAAGGATTTCCACTTGATGACAGTAAATTTGAAATATTTTTAAACTCTGGTTCAAAAAATCTTAAATCAATACACTTAAAGTTTAAATTAAAAAATTTCCAAGAAAATAAGAGTAAAACATATACAATAGTCGGTACTTTAGATCTTCAAGACTTTTATAAAATAAGATTTCAAAGTTATAAAGGAACATCATTTGAGGTATTACAAAAAATATCTAAAGAATTAGAAATAGGTTTTAATTCTAATATTACCAATACTTCTGATAGTATGAATTGGGTAAATAATGGTAAGTTATTTAGAACCTTTATGTCTGATATTATTTCACACTCATATATTTCGGATACAACATTTCTTATTGGTTATGTTGACTTTTATTACTGTTTCAATTATGTAGATATAGAAAAAGAGTGGAATAGAGATATATCTACGGATGTTGGTATAAATTCTAAAGGATTGAGTCACTTAAATAGTAATAAGGATGAAAGTGAAAAGGTTGTAAAATTACAATTAAGTAATGATTTAAGTCAAAATAGTAGTTCATTCTTTTTTAACAAATATAGAGTAAATAATAATTCAACACAAACTTCTCTTAATAATGGTCACTTTACGGTATCGAAAGTTTATGATAGTATAAAAAAACAATTTTTAGTATTTGATGTTGATTCACAGACATCAGATGGATCAAAGAGTATTATACTAAAGGGTGCTCCGGCTGATGATAAGAGCATTAAAGATAACTATCGTACAAAATACTCTGGTAAAATGGATACTGAAAATGTACATAAACAATATTACTATTCAGAAACACAGAATAAAGTAAACTTTGATAATATGGCAAGGATTTCTGTTGATTTAGAACTTCCTAATGCAAATTTCAATTTATATAAGTTTATGAAAATACAACTAAACTTTGTCAATATGAAATCCACTGTTACCAATGATGAAGTTTCTCAAAAACGTTTAACTGGTGAATGGGTTATTATTGATATATCATATACTTGGATGCAAGGTAATCTAACACAAAAAGTTACTGCGGTTAGAAAAGAACTTAGTAAAACAGATGAAGAGTTGAAAAAAGATGCAAATTCCGAACCTGCTAAAGCTGAGGTCAATACTCAGAAAAATGAAAATCCGGTTGTACCTGGTCAAGTACAACCGAAGTTATCTACTGCAGTTCCACCAAATAGTGTTTACAAAGTAGGTCAAATATATCTTGTTCAGAATAATTCTGGCAAAACGTTTAAACTTACAATTACTGAAGTTTCTGAAAATGGTAAAGAAGTAAAAGCAACTATAAAAAATATTTAATGAATAATGTCAAAGATACAAGAATTTATTGATGCATGGAATACAGAAGTCGATGTAAAGATAGCCGCATCACAGGAAAATATAAATCAATATTTAGCAGCAAGACAAACTGCTACTGCACTTACTGTTCCGTTTGTATTAAAGATGCCTGCATTAAAAATATATCCAAGAAATGAAGATGAAAACTTTACAATACCTGGATTTGATGTAACGACATTAGGACAACTATTTGAATGGTCTTATCCTGTAGATGGTAATCCTATTGTTGATAAATTTGATAATCGTAGAAGAAAGTCAATTATAGTTGATGAATATATTCCCGATGATAATAGTGTAACAGATACTAAAATTTATATTGACGGATATACTTATGGAACAATGTCTTATTTGGGACAACAATATAAAAATGCACTACATATAACATCACAACCTACAGATGTATTTATTTTGAAGTCGGTTTTAAATGATAATTGTGATGAGTTTGTTACTTTTGAGGCACTTAAAAAACTTAAAAATTTAGGAGGTAAAGCTTGGTTTGATTTCTGGATGCATTCGTTATATAGAACTATATATGGTTCAAAAATATCTGTATCAACATTAAAAGGAAGTGACTACTCTAGTCTTTTCATGAGTATTGAAGATGAGTTAAGAGATAGTTATCTAAAGGGTTATTATGATGAAGGTTCACGTTTTAAATTAGGTGGTATTAATGCTAGTTCAGATCAATCCAAATATTTCCAAGCGGTTTTAGAAGCAGGTGATAACTTTTTCCCATCTCAAACTTCTGGTACACAATCTGGTACACAATCTGGTACACAATCTGGTACACAATCTACTGCTAGCAATGACTATATATTGAGTGTAATAAATCCACTGAGTGATATTGAGAAGAAAGTTGAAGGTAAAATAACCTTTATCGAAAGTGGAACATATATAATTCCTAATAGTACATTAAATGGATTACCAAATCCTTGGACAAATCCAAAAACTAAAGTAGTAGTACCAAATAACACAGGTACTATTACATTTAATAGTGGTAAAAGTACTGGAACTAAAAAGTCTCTTGCAGATGATGTAATTATAAATTTACAAAATATAGTTGAAGGTACTTATGGGTTGGCAATTTATCTTAAATATACAGAACCAGATGGACCTCCGGTAGTTCCACCAAGTGATGCACCAGTAGGTTCAACTGCAAGTGTAGTAACTGGTGCTTCAGAAAGTTCAGTTCCTGGTCCAACTGCAAGTACAATAATAAGTACACAAGAGTTTACTTTTAATGTAGAGCAATTAGATATATTTTCAAATGCGGACTTTGGTAACCTATTTATTATTGGTCAAGAAGATGAAACTTTATTATATGATGACGGTGTTGATGTTGGTAGTGAATATGTTGAAGATGAGTTTGCCGGAAGTGAAGAAATATCTGCAGAATTTTTAAAAGAAGATGCCACTGTAGATGTTGAGGCATTAAATTCGATTAAAGGATTTGATCCTGAGAATCCGGATCCTGCTATTTCAACAGATGCTGGTTCACCATATCCAATACCTAAAAATAAACAAGCAAACATTGCTGCTATTGTAGCAGCAATGAAGAAAAAACAAATAACAAATAAATTTACACAAGCCGCAATACTTGCAATTGTTAGTAAAGAGAGTGCTTTTGTTCCAAGAAATGAAGGCTCTTATGCAAAAACATCTGCAAGTAGAATAAAGTCTATATTTTCTAAATTTAGAAAATATAGTGACTCGGAAGTTGATAGAATTAAAAAAATACCTAAAGAGTTTTTTGACATAATATATGGTGGTAAATATGGTAATGCTGCGGATGAAGGATATAAATATAGAGGAAGAGGTTTTAATCAATTGACATTTAAGAGTGGTTACCAAGAAGCACAAAAAAAGACAGGACACAAAATAGTAGCAGACCCTGATTTACTTAATACAATAGAAGTTGCCGCAGATTGTATTGTTGTATATTTTATACAAAGAATGGCCGAAATGCCAAGTAAATTTAGAACTCAGTATAATACATCAGGTTCTATTAATGATTTTAAAACACTAAATGATGCAACTGGTGCTATTTATCATGCAAATGCTGGTTGGGGTAATTCTTATAGTCTTCTTGTTGCAGATTCAACTGGTGGTAGAAAGAAAGCATTTAATGCTGCACCAAGTCTTTATAAAAATTTAGCTTAAAGTATAGTCTAATAAGAACTAGGATAATTTATATATAATACAAATATAATTTAACTTAATGGATCTAAGTAAAACTCCTACCTCTGCAAGTGACCAATCAATTGTTGGTGCTCCTCCAAAATACTCGTATAAGGCAGGAACATATACTATTTTTAACAAAGCGACTGGACAAATTGAGACAGTTGATCTTAATAAAATTAAAGGTGATTTAAGATCAAACATCGATAATATTATTAAAAAAGGAACAGCATGGCCACAAGCAAGTATTGATAAAGGTTTTTTATCACCACATTTTATTTACCCCAGTAAAGATCTTAGATTTGGAACAACACCAAAGTCAACTGATCAGTATACTGCAGGTACTACTGGTGATAATACTAATCCTGAAAATAATTTAGATGCAACTCCTAGTACAGTAAATGAAATTAAGCTAGGAGAGTATGAATATGTTGATTGGATGGGACAACTAATAAAACCAGGTGCAAACTCAACTATTTTGGATACTAGTGATAGATTTAATGAAAGTAAAAAGTTACCAAAAACTAAAAATGATTTAAAAACATCTCCTTATAGTACACGTGATTACTACCTATTATTTAATGATACAAAAACAGATTATTTTAAACACGGTTTACAAGTAATTGATAATTTAACTCCTATTGAGAATCCAGAAAATGGAAAATCGGATCTACGTTTATCACAGTTTCAAGAAACTCCTTTCGAGAATAATGTTCCTGTTATGTTTGGATTCGAAATCATAATAGATGATGTATCTTCTCCATTATTAAATGGTTCTGTACTTGATTTTCTAAAAATATATAGTGGTGTTGATGAGATAAAATATAAGATTCCAGTTTATGAGGATTTTAAACAACAGTTTTCTAAATTATTCAGAACTAAAACTAATCTAAATATAAATGCAGATCAGGTATCAATAAGTAAAAGTAAATCAAATTATGCAAATACTGATAGTTCTAAGGATATATTTAGAGGTGGTAAGGCAGCTTATATGAGTTATTATCTTAAAAAGATTGGTGGATTAGGAAATTTAATAGAATCAAATACACCAGACAAGAAAAAATTCCTTGTTGATTATAGAACAGATGTTATTACACTTGATTTTACAGAGGACGTATCATTGACAATGGGTACTTTAGCACACTTATATAAATTATTATATTGGTCTAAACCAAATGGTAAAAATTTAGTTCCTGAAAATTTATTAAGATTTAATTGTGATATTATAGTTTCTGAATGTAGAAATTTTAATAGAGTTAGAAAAGCAATGGGTAATGGTGACTTAGAAGTTATTAAGGATAACTTATCTAGATATGTCTATTCTTTAAAGGAGTGTCAGTTCTATTTTAATACAATGCCACATAATCCAGATATTGATATGGCTAATATTGCAACTTATGATACTTATGGTATTCAATTTGATTATAAATACTCTACTGTTAAGTTTGAAAGATTTATGCCATCTGCCAATTTTGGTAAATACATAGGTTATGATGGTGGTGCAATTTGGAAAATTGGTAATCCTGGTGCAAGAGTTGCAAGAGGTGGAACACAATCCACTACCAGTGATACTTCTTTACCTAGATTTTTTACATCAGGTACTAATACAACTAATGATAATGGTGTTAAATCACCTGCGGTACTAAGTAGATTTGGTGTTAACTTAGCAGATGGTACAAATTTATTGGATTTATTCACAAAAGATGACAAAGTAGATGATTTAGAAGCTACCGATAAAGAAGATAAATTTGACTTAGATAAATATAAAAAATACGCAAAAGATCAAACTGCGATTGGTGCAGATTTGAGTAAGTTGGCAAAAGAACAAACTAAAAAATTAGAGTTATTAAACGACCCTAAAACAATATTAAAAAGTAGTGCAGAATCTGCAATAAAAAACTTTACTGAGAAAAATAAAACTGTTGGGATTCCAACATCTTTAAAAGAGCTAACTAATAAAAAAGCAGATACTAATATTGGTAACTTTATTGAAAGATTAAAGGATAAAACTGTTAAAAGTGCTAAACAGGAATTGGCAACATTAGTAAATGGTAGAGTTAGTTTATTATCAAGAACAATAAATAAACTTTTAATTGATTTTGTTGGGAAAAAGGGAATTAGTCCACCACAAAATATTTATACTGGACCTCAAGATCCAATGGGTATTGCTTTAACAAACACAACTGATAGATTCTTCTATGATATTAGAAATGAGCTAGCAGACTTTGCAGGAGGTGCAGTCAGTAATATTTTAAGTGGAGCGACTAGTTTTATTAAAAAGTAATAAGTTATGAAAGTAGAAGCAAATAAAACATATATTGGAGTTGTTGAAGATAATAATGATCCATTAAAATTAGGTCGTGCAAGGGTTAGAGTTCTGGATGTATTTGATAATATTAAAACAGAAGATATACCTTTCGCCAGTCCGTGGAAGGATCTTAATGGTAATGAGTTTAATGTACCTGAAAAAGGTAAAGTACTTTTAGTTGTATTTGATTCTGGTGATGAACACAAACCAGAGTTTATATCTGCAGATCACTATAATGTGAATTTAGAAAAAAAACTAACATCATTATCTACAACAGATTATATTTCTATGAAGTCACTTATATTTGATCATAAAACTCAAATATATGTAAATGATAAAGAAGGTTTAAAAATAGATCATAAGTATAATAATATCAATATTACAGAAAATACTATTGACCTTAATTTAAAGGACAATAATAGACACGTGAATATTGGAGATGCTACTGCCGGACAACAAGCGATCTTAGGAAATCACTGGATGGACTGGTTTGATGAATTTGTTGATAATTTAATGGGAGATAAAGGAGGTCCTTATTTAGGTAACTTAGGAGCACCAGTTGTTACTAATCCTGCAATGATACAAGTTTTAATGAAGTATAAACAATTAAGAGATCCTGTTTTCTTATCACACCATGTAAACATTGTGGATAATAATAAAGTTTCTACAGTTAAGAATACTCATAGAGAAGATACTGCACAACTTGGTGATGCTTGGAGTTCTACTAAAAAAGATAATGATTTAACTTCTAAAACCAATGAGAATTTTAAACCAGTAGATGGACCTAAGCCAGAGTATAATGATAAACACGTAGAACCTTCTACTCCTCCAGCAACAAGTCTAGCAACTGGTCCAGCAACGACTGGTACTACGGGTAATACACCCACAGCTACTGGAACAACACCAAGTGTGACCAATGGAGTAACTAATACAGCGACTTCAAGTATTGCAAATGGTGCAACAAATGCGATAAATACTAATCCACCTGCGGAACCATTATCATCACCAACATCAAATCCAAAAATAGATACTCTTCTTAAATTCCTAAAATCTAAGAATTATAGAACCTATGATCAAATTGGTGTATTAAATATTGTTGCGTTTCAATCTAGTAAAAAAGATAATGGAAGTATATCAAATAAATTTGATGATACACTAAATGTATTCTATAAAAATCAAAATGGAAATTGGGAATTATTAGAATATCAAATAACAACAATGCCTGGTTATTTCCCAAAAACTGAATTATTACCAGAGGGTGTTGGATTATTGGCATTAGGACAATATGCAGATTTATGTAAGTTAGATACTTATACATCCGACCCTACTACAACACCAATTAAAACAGATAAATGTATAAAGATTGATGAGGTTACCATACATATAAATGATTCTACAAGTATTTATAATTATAAATCAGAAAAAATAAACGTGAAATCAATTGTCTTAATTCATAAGTCAAGTGATGTAGGGTCCGCAGAAAATGTATTTAACTATTCTGGTGGTGCACAAGTATTTAAAACCGTATCACAATGGGATCAATTTATATCATTGTGTGAAAGTCAAGTTACTATTGCTAAAAAAGATACATTTACTTATACTTTTGCTAAACAAAGTGAGTTTGATACTTTTGTTCCAACAACAAGTGAAACTACTACAACCACTCCAACAGTTGAGGCAACTAATACAACGAGTCCTTTATTAGATTGGTCTGCAGGTAAAATGGTTAGTAAAGATTTATATGTTGATAATGATATAAAAGTAGAATATATAATTACACAAGATACTACAGTAGGAAATTATAGTGGTACTTTAACTTCTACAAATGGTAGAGATATAAAAAGTGAAACTTATAAAAATACTAACTTAGAATTATTACAAAAGACTTTAAAAGAAGAAGCTCAAAAAGATTTTGACCAACTAAAATTAGAAAGAGGTTAAAAATAATATTTCATATTTAATATATAATAAAAAATAATATTTTATCATGACAAATCCACAATTTTTAGTTAATATTGCTTACGTACCAATGTATAGAAACGGGTCAGTTGGAACATATGCAACACAATCAGATGGTAGTAGTTCATTAGTTAGCCAATCAATTGTTTATTCTGGTGGTTATTTCCAAGCTAGTATGCCAGAGATTAGAATTTATGCAACTGGTTCTTCCTATGCAACCGCATTAAATAATTTAATGATTATTGCAACTGCATCATCAACCTCTGATAATGGATTAAGACCTTTAGGACAATAAAAACAAAAACCTCTTTAAAGAGGTTTTTTTATTATGCTATGTTTCCACTGCCTAGTTTAGGACCAGTATATCTATATGCAAATGTTCCTGATGGATTTCTATCTGCAACAGATTGCCATTTTTTAACAGAGTAGTTTTGTTTAACTGCACCACCACCTCCACCGGCAAAACCTTTAGAACTATTAGATACTACATTCCAACTACCGTCATTATTTTTAGTATTAATTACAACACCAATATGACCTGCCTTACTTGCTTTTGCTGTATTTAATATATCACCAGGTTGTGCATCCTTCCAATTTAATTTAACATATAAACTACCATTTGATAACCAACCTGCAAGTTCTCCAGTTCCTTTACTACCAAAATCACCAATAGATTTAGGATTTGCTTTTACTGCACTACCTGTTCTCATGTGAACACCAAACGCTCGATAGAACATCATAGAAACCGCTGATGCACAACCAAGTCCACCCTTTTCTGTTCCTTCAATATCATATGTTGGGTGTCCAATATGACTAATGGCAGATGTTATTAGATCACCAATCCATTGTGAATTTAATAAATTAAATCCTTGTGTTGATGTATGTGAATATGTTGTTGGTAGTGAAACAACTTTACCTGATGCTACCACTGGTGGTGTATAAGAGGTCTCCGTAGATGTTTCTTGTACAGAACTTGCGGCAGGATCAACATCTGGTAGATCCGCAGGGGCTTCCTCGTTACCGACAAATTCAGACTCAGTGTATTCATCTATACCAGGAGAATCATCAAAAATAAATTCATCTTCTTCAGTTTTCGGATTTTCTAATAATCCTTTCTCTTTCCCTTTACCAACATAAACTACAAAAGATGTTATATCACTTTTAACCTTTACCACATCTGGTGGTAGAACTATTGTCATTTTTTCTTTAGGTGGTTCATTGACTGCTTCTTTTACTGTAGGTGGTGTTTCTGGTTCAGGTGGTTTTAAAGGACTTTTATAAGGTATTATAGAACAACTTTCATTATTAGGTGAACAAAGTGCCAATTCATCATAACCAGGAACTTTTCTTTTCCAAGCTTCAATAATCTCTTGTATTATATAAAGATCGGTAACTAAGCCACCATATACTTTACAATCAACAGCTTTATTTCTATAATCGATTTCATTATTTTTAGTGAAATGTAATAAATTATTTTGATCTTTAGATGGATCATTGACACCAATAATCCAATTTGTTTTACTAATCAGAGAGGATGTATTTACTTCTTTGCCAGTATCACTACTATAAGTATATCCACCCGATATTATATTATTCTCATTCCAACTTATAATTATCTGTGCTCCATTATTTAAGTAGTAAGGATCAAATCCATACTTTCTCCAAATAGGCACTTTATTCTCCCAGGGATCTTGTATTATCTCATATTCTTTACCACCACCTTCACTTTTAGAATTCATATCTATGAAGTCTGTTATAAATTGATCATCGGTAAAATCTTTATATAAACCCTTTTTCTTATATGTTGTTTCTATCCAAACTACTTTTGCATCTGGTTTGAATGGATTGTAAACACCCACAACTATTCGATCATCTGCACCAAATGTATGTTTATCCTCATATATAGTTACTCTAATATCCAAAGTACCTGACTTTATATCCGTTCTTCTTACTCTTACTGATTTAATCTCATCCATATTATAATCCTCCTATTGAAAATCTACCATCTATTATTCTAACAGGTTCTCTTGGTGTATCCAAAACAACTGGTGATAATGAGTAATCATTTTCTATATAATTTTGTCTATTTGGGTCTACTCTAGTTACTTTACTAATATTATTTCTAACTCCTAATTGTTTAGTAACATTATTACTAGTTTCTTCTAATGATTCAGAATATCTAAAATCTTCAAACTTACCTATAGGTGGGAATTTTAAAATCATTCCTGACTTAACACTTAGTGGATTATCAATATTATTTAGTCTTAAAATAACATCAATATTTTCTAATATATTATATGTTGAGTTTGGTTCTAAATTATACATATTTTGAATTACTAAATCTATTCGCATTTCATCTGTATCGGTTACTGTGTATTCATTCAAACCATCATTAAGAAAAAGAATAGTCGGTTCAAAAAGGTTATAAGTATTATCTGCATTACTAAATTTAACTGTTTTATATAAAGAAAATATATCCATTTTTTATTTTATTTTTTAAAGAGCGAATGCACCAAGATCTATATTTTGTAATGTTGTTCCTATTGTTGAATTTGCATCGGCTACTATACTTTCCGAATTAACAGATTCTTTTACCGTACCTGCAGCACTTGCCGCGATTGAACTTATATTTGCACCAACTGTTGCAACTCCATTTTGTACAGTCGTTGTGGCATTTTGTGCCGCATTTTGTACCGTTGCCACTGCACCCGCAATAGCACCATTAAATAAACCTCCAGTGGCAGTACCAGCTGCGGTTGCTGCTGCGGTTGCTGCTGCACTTGCCTTAGCCGCCAAAGCAGCTGCTTGATCTTGTCCACTATTGACTGCTGCTGTGACGCTACTTAAACCACTTTGTGCATTCGCTAAATTAGTTGCAGCTCCTGCCGTTAAATTAGTTGTTCCCGGTACAGGAAGATCAGTGTTAAAGTTATTTGCTAATGTAGGAACCGGTGGTAATTGAGGACCTGCTGCAACTGTTGCAACTGTTGCAGGAACTTGTGGATTTGTTGTTGGTGTAGTGGATGCCGCAGAAACCACACCGGCTCCTCCAGTTGCACCAGCCACATTTGCTACATTAGTGTTAGTAGGATTTATTTCTGTTCCTGTTTTTGGAGTAACATAAATTTGATCTTTAAGAGTTTCACCATGATTTAGATCATTCGCATCTTTAACAGTAGTAACAACTCTAATAGACCCTGCGTTGAACTTCTCTGCAATTTCTTGTAAACCCCAAGGTCTAGCATTAGTTAAAGTAAATGTTGCTTTTATATTTGATGGTAAATCATTAAATGCCAATGTAGGTCCTAAATCTAATACAAGATCTTGATCCATATACATATCACCTGCACAAAAAATAGGTCTTAAAGGATTACCAATAGTAATATGCCAAGGTGTAGAAGGAGCACCACTAAGTGATCTCGCTATTCCTTGAATAGCAATCTCATATTTTTTTAGTTGTTTTGACAAACCGCTGGAAATACTGTTTGTAATTTTATCAATCAAATCTAGTGTTGCTTGTGCTGCCTTTTTAGCTAAATCATTTTCATCTTCTTGAGTTTTTTCTTTTTTAGGATCCTCTTTAGGCTTTGCATCTAAACCTTCAATCATCTTTTGAATTGCGTCCTTTGCTTCAGCCAATCCTGCGGTAATATATGTAACCATGTCTTTTACTATATGATCTGGATGATCCATCCAATCTTGCATTGTTCTTTCAAAAGATTTTGCTAATCCATAATTATTACTTCTAGAAGTTGCGAATGTTAGTATTTTACCTAAAATATCTTGCCAAGCAACCGTTGGATCGATACCAGATATAAACTTTTGTTCCCATTCACAAATCATTTGTATAGAAACCGTGCAATTTAATCCAGAACCCGCAGTCTCACTTGCAACAGTTTGTCTTCTCTTCGCCATTTTAATAAGATTTGGATTTCCTGATGGAAGTGGCTCTGAACCATCACCAGTTAGAACACCTAATTTTCTTAATACAGTTCGTTGTATTGTTTCTGTAAATCCTGGTAAAGGAACAACTGCAACAGCACCACCTAATTTTTTACCAAGATCTGCACCTAAGAAATCTTGTCCTAATGAATCTAAAACATCCTTAAAATCCGCCTTTGCTTCTTCCCACTTTTCACCAAAAGTAATTTTTAAAAAATCCTCTCCTTGTGGTTTCCAAGAGATCATAATCGCAAGCGGTTGATGAGTTGCCAAACCTTTACGGAAAATATTAGAATTATGAGGTGATGCATATCTTCTTGCAACCATTAGTCTATTATTTGGAAAAACACCGACATCTTTAAGATAAGCAAAGTCAGATGGTCTTAATTCAGCTTGTGTACCTGATAGTTGTTCAATAATATTTAATAAACTCATATCATATACAACATTATTGTGTAAAGTACTTCTTTTAATACCTTTATAAGGTCCAGACATATCTTGACCACCACCATCCGATGTTCCTATTTTACCAATATTTCCATAGGGTGCAACTGACGCAGATGCAGAACCACTAAATAACGATCTAGTACCAACTAGTCCACCAGATGCATTATTATATGAATTTACTGATATTTTTCTACTGGCACCACCATTAAATGTTGACATACCATCGGAAGTTGGTAAACTTCTAACACCGATAAGTCCAAGTGGAGAACCACCTAATAAAGCCATAGCTAATAATTATTTTTTATATACTATATATAAAAAATTAGTAATCTCTGATTGACTAATAATCACGAATTATTTGACTTGTTGTAAATTTTGATAAGTTTGAGAAAACATCATCCATAACTTCTGGATTTCTTCTAAATTCATTATAGAATATTAGAACATTAAAATTATTTTCTCCGAGTATTTTTTTGAGGTTAAGTAGTTTTTCGATTGAGAATTCGTTATCGAAGTCAGGAATATAGTATATGTCCTTCTTTTTATCTATTGCTTGTTGTATTTTGTTGAAAATTAAAATCTTTAAATATGTTTTATCATCCGTGAAGTCAACCTCTTCCTCACTAATTATTTTATTTATATCTATGATATATTTATTTTTGATGGCATTAACTTTTACGAATTTATCGAATTTCTTCCTCGTTTTACAGTACACACAAAAGAATTCCATATTAAGATCTATTATTTTTTGATAGGTTGTCAAAGGCCCATAAAGGTTGGAGATTACTAAGACTATTAACAATATGAATCGGTGTATTTGGTTCAAACTTTGAAACCGGTATTTTATGATCTATATGCCACTCTCCCCAATTATTCCAAGACATATCATCCAAAAATAATAACTCTAGATGAGTTCTCAAATCATTTGCAGAATACTTTAACATATCAATAGTTGTTGATTCTTTAATACTTCCAATTCTAGTAAGTGCAGACTTCAAAGAACTTCTCCATGCTACAACATGAGGATATTTAGTTCTATAATTATAATCATATCTCTGTTTACTAATTTTATTATCTTTCCAATAATTCCTCATATATTCAGGATTAGATTTTCTCCAATTTTTAAGATAATTTGAGTATTCAACAGGATTACTATCTCTTTGATCTTTAGATCTTTCTAAATATATATCTTTATTATTATTATAATATTCTTTTTTATACTCTAATAATCCTTCCTTATTCTCTGAATAGTATTTTTTATGATATTCTTTTGTATACTCTATATTACTCTCTCTCCATTTTTTACTATTTTCTTTAATTGTATTAGAGTTTAATTCATAATATTCTTTACTTCTATCAGAGTATAATTCCTTATTTTCTAAATAGTAATTCTTCAAATATTCTTTGTTGCACTCTTTACACCAATTATTTAGTCCATCTTTATTACTTTTCTTTTTTGAAAATTCTAAAAATTCTTTGGTAGTATTACACTTTTTACACAATTTCATAAATTATATATAATTTCGATTAAAGTCCCTTTAATTTTTAATATATAACAATATGGAAAAATATTCAGACAAATTTTTAAACCAGTCAAGCAAACTTAAAAACGCCGTAGTAGGATTTGAATTCGAGATGTACCTTAGAGACCTTTCCTTCTATAAAGCATTAGAGTTACTTAACCAAGAACTAGACCCAGTAAAGGTTTGGGGTTTTAGAGAGTATCACTCTGACTTTACTCCAGATGATAGAAACTTTAAAATCGAACCCGATTTATCTGGAGGTTCAAACATGGTTGAGTTAGTAACTGGACCATTAGATTATTTTGATGCTAAGTATTTTCTTGTTAAAATTATTAAATTTATCCAAACTTATGGGTACACCAACGAGAAATGCTCTATTCATTTTAACTTATCTTTTAATGGTGATAAAAACTTAAATGACTTAAATATACTAAAACTTATATTAAATACTGACGAAGATGAGATATACAGATGTTATCCATCTAGAAAAGCAAATGTTTATGCAAAAAGTATTAAAAATATGATTCCTTTTAAAGAATATGACTTTTTTAATATTCCTATTTCAGTTGTTAAAAATAATTTAAGATTACCAAATGATAAATATTTTGGTATAAACTTTCTACATATCAATAATGATAAAGAAACTCAGAGATTAGAGTTAAGATATATTGGTGGTAAAGACTACGAAAAAAATTTAGGTCAACTAATTTATTTTATGGATAGATTTATTATAAATGTATTTGATTCTATCGATACTTTATTTAATGCAGAAGACGTTTCAAAATTAGAAGAGTTCTTAGAGAAAAATATATCAAAATTTAAAAATCTTTCAAAATATGATAATTTTATTGTTGATTTCCCTAGTGTACAAATACAAATAGACCAGAATAATAATTATGATATGGTAAATACTTACTATGATAAAATTTATCCTAAACTATTTGCTTTAGTTGAAGCTACAGAAGATTTAAAAGAATGTATCATAAATTATGTTATCAATACACAAATAGTTGAAATAGTTGATGCGAATTTTAAATCACTTTTAACAATTAAAGGATGTGACTTAATAAACTGTAATGTTGAGGGAATCTTTGAAGATTGTTTCTTTGTTGGATCTGAAATAAAAAATTCACAAATTACAAAATCTAAAATTCAACACTCTGATGTAGATAATTCAAAAATATTCAACTGTAAAGTTGAACAAAGTGAATTGACTAACTGTTACTTTATGGGTGGTTATCTTAATGGTAATATGTATGCAGGTGTATTCCGTTCAGGGGAATTAGGACCTTATGCTAGTTTAGACTCAGAAGTTAAAGTTGTTACTGATAATTCAAACTTCTTTGATACACCATTCGAAGAAGATAGAAAAGGAGACAAACAAGGTGCAATAAAAGGTTTCAAAAAGTAAAATCTAAATAAAATATATAGTATATGGAAAACATAAAACAATTTAATAAGTTTGAATTACTCAATGAGGAATCATCACCTAGACTTCCGAAATCGGAAGACTATTGGTTAAGAAAAGGTAAAAAAGGTAAATTTGTTGCACTCTACACTCACGATGACATGGATGGAATTGCTAGCGCGATCGAAGTAAAAAAATACTTACTTAATAAAGGATTTACTATTGTTAAATATGGCATTCTTAATTATACTGAAGGTTGGAAATACACAACTTTAGATCCGAAACTTATAAATGTTGTTTTAGATTTTGCTTCCATGCCAGGAGATGAAAGAGATGATTTAATTGATTATTACTTAGATCATCACGGGTTATTCAATGAAGATGATTTAGAAAAATATAAAAACTCACCAGTACAAAAGAAAAAAACTGCTTCTGCATATGAAGCAATTTGTCAAGCACTTGGTGCTCCACAAGACTCACTTACATTAGATGTAATTGATATGATTGATGCTGCTAAGTATCAGGATTATGAAATAGATTGGCAAAGACTTTTAGATTTTAATCTATCAGAAATTAAAAAATCTCCTAAAAGAAGATTAGAGTTTGGTGCAGCATTTAATCAATTTATAAAACGTTCAGACTCAAAAACAATTATATCTGTTATTGAAAACTGTCCAGATGCTTCTATTTACTCTATCTTTAATGTAATGAAGAAAGTTTATCCAGAACATAATGCTATAATGGGTGGACCTAAAAGAGGTGAAAAGAAAGATTTTATTGAGGATTCTGAATGGAGATTAGGAGAAATGCAAAAGAAAACTAGAGGTTCAATGTCTAATAAAAAGACTTATAATACACAAGCTGAGTTTACTGGTCAATTTAAAAATGGTCAATACCTTCAAATAGATGGTTATCAAAAAATTGGAGATCTAGTTTTTGTACCAACAGGTACTTGGGCAAATGCGTTAAGAGCAAGAACTATTGTTGAAAAGGACTTTAGAGACGGTGTTTTAGATTCAGAACCTAACTTCATATTACTTCAATATGGTTCAACACTTCAAGTTTGTTCATATAAGAAAATGGATGAGATTGAAAATCTTCCTAAATTAAGAACTGGTGAAGTTGTAAATGATTTAGGTAAATATATGACAGAATTATTACAAAACTTTCAAAAACACTTAGGTTATTATAATCCAGATACTTCATTAGGACAAGATGAGATTACTGTTTCAGGTGGTCACGGTGGGATTGGTTCAATTTCAAATGTCTTTGGTGTTTGTGAGGTAGAACAATATAAAGGATTAAAATATGTTGATATGTTTAAGAATAAAATTATATCTGACTTATCAGGTGTTCCTTTCAATTTAAGTTTAAAATGGAGTGAACCAGCTGAACATTTTAAACCAAAGTCTCCAGAAATGGATAATAAAGTTATTGCTACAAAAGATGTTACTAAATTAGACAAACAAGGTAACTTGATAAAAAGTTTTGAAAATTTTAAATCAAGATAATTATGAAAATTCTGTATGGTATTCAACTAACAGGAAATGGACATATAACAAGGTCTATTAAAATAATTACTGCATTAAAATCTGCTGGATTTGATGTAGATATTATAACATCGGGTACTAATTCACAATTAAAGTTACCATTTGAAATTAAAAAACAATTTCAAGGTTTATCATTCTTTTATAATAAGAAAGGTGGTATTGATTGGATAAAAACTTTATTATCACTTAAACTTAAACAATTTCTATCAGATTTAAAATATGATGTAAGTTCATATGATCTCATCATATCTGATTTTGAACCAGTATCTGCTTGGTCTGCAAGAAATTCTAATAAAAAGTCGTTGGGTATTGGTAATCAATACTCATTTAGATCTAAAAAAACACCCAGACCTTTCTTTAAAGATATATTCTCTGAATTATTCATAAAATATTTTGCACCTTGTAAGGAACATATCGGAATAAACTATGAAAAGTATGATGAGTTCATTACACTACCTATTATCAATGATGACTTCATAAATAAAAAAGTAACTGATAAAAAGTTCTATTTAATTTATTTACCTTCAATGTCTTCAAAATTCATATCAGATCAAATAAATACCTATGGTACAGGAAATTGGAAGGTTTATTCACCTGATGTATTAGAAGACGTAACTGATGGTATAGTAAAATTAAAAAAGTTAGATAAAGAAAAATTCAGTAAAGATTTATTAAGTTGTTCTGGTGTAATAACTGCATCTGGATTTTCTACTACATCAGAAGCTTTAGTATTAGGTAAAAAGTTATGGTCTATTCCTATTAAAGGACAATACGAACAACTTTGTAATGCAAAAGCACTTGAAAAAATTGGAGTTTTCACAAAAAATTTAAACAATGAAACAATATTTGAGTGGATTTATGAGTGTAAAAACATTGAATATAATTGGTTTAATCCTATTGATAAAATTATAAAAAAGATAAGTGATTATGCAAAAAGTTAAAAAATGATATTTATTATTTTATATATACTATAAATGACTTTTATATTATGGGTAAAAAATGGCAAAATAGTGAAATTATAAAATTGAAAGAGTTATGTGAGGTTAGTAAAAATTGGACAGATATATTACCATATTTCCCAGAAAGAACGTTAGAATCTTTAAAGAAAACATCATATAAAAATAATATAAAATTATGTTGGAATTGGAATGAACAAGAACTTTCGTTTTTATTAGAAAATTATAATAAATTAAGTAATAATGAATTGGCAATCTTTCTAAATAGAACAAGTTTTGCAATAAACAGAAAGTTAAATATTCTAAAGTTAAAAAAATCTAAAGAAACACATTATAAAGATATTTATAAAGAAAACTTAAAAAATCTTTTAGATGAAAATCCAATATCATATTACTATATGGGATATTTATTAGCAGATGGTAATTTCTCAAATGGATTATCATTAGAAGTATCTATAAATGATATAGAACATATGGAAAATTTTCTAAAATATATAGAATGTGATAGTAAAATATATAAAAGAAGAAATTGTTGTGCCATATCTATATCAGATAGGAAAAATATGAATAGTATCAAAGATAAATTTGATATATTTAATAATAAAACTATATATCCACCAAGTAACAAAATATATGACAAATTTGAATTTAATAAATTATTATCATTAATAATAGGATTTATTGATGGTGATGGACATATAAGAAAGTCACCATCTTTACAGATAACTATTCAATTACATCATTCTTGGTTTTCTTTTTTAGAACTTATTTTATCAAAAATAAATACTATTAAAAAAATAAATACTAAAGTTAGATTGGATAGTAGAGGATATGCAACATTGACAATTTGTGGAATTGATATTTTTAATAAATTAAATGAATTTATTGATGATAATAAACTACCAATATTAAAAAGAAAATGGAAAAAATGGACAACAGAATAAAAGTTAGAACACTATTTATATCAGATGTTCATTTAGGAACCAAAAAATCTCAAGCTGATAAACTTTTGGATACTTTTAAAAAATATAATTTTGATAATTTAATAATTGTTGGGGATTTTATAGATTTAACTGCTTTAAAGAATAAGTTCTATTGGAAGGAGGAACATTCAACTGTTATACAGAAGATATTAAAAATGTCAAGATCCAATATAAACATAGTATATTTGCTTGGTAATCACGATCACTTCTTGAGAGGTTTAATAAAAGAAGAACAGTTTGATATAAATTTAGGAAATATTCTAATCTGTGATGAATATAAGTATGAAACATCTAAAGGAGAAAAGATTTTTATTTGTCATGGAGACCAGTTTGATGGTTTTATTAGATTACATCCATTTTTATATGTTTTAGGTGATTTTGCTTATGAATTAAGTTTTAAAATAAATAAATACTATAATAAATTAAGGAGAATTTTTGGATTGGATTACTGGTCTTTATCAAAATACTTAAAATTAAAAGTAAAAGATGCTATCGCCTTTATAAATGACTTTAAATACTTATCAATAAAAAAGTTAGAAGAAACAAATTGTGATTCTATTATGATTGGTCATATTCATACACCAGCTATTGAGAAAATAGATGATAAAAATTATTATAATACAGGGGATTGGTGTGAGTCTTGTTCATTTTTATATGAAGATTTGCAAGGAAACATAAAATTAGTGATACTTGACTAAACTTATTTATTTTTGGCTCTATAATTAAAAAAATATATTTATAATGATAGAAAACGGTAAAGTTGTTAGTGTACATTATGTTGGTAAATTTACTGACGGTGAAGTATTCGACAGTTCAGAAGGAAGAGAGCCTCTTCAATTTGAAGTAGGATCTGGTCAGTTGATTCCAGGATTTGAAAGTGCAATTATTGGTAAAGTTGTTGGTGATAAAGTTACTGCAAACATTACTCCTGAAGAAGGATATGGATTAGTTAGAGAAGACCTTATAGTAAGTGTTCCTCTTGAAAAAATGCCAGGTGATGTTGAAGTTGGTCAAGCTTTAGAAGCACAAGGAGATAATGGTCAATCTGCACAAGTTTTTGTTAAAGAGGTAAATGAAGATACTGTAGTTATCGACGGAAATCATCCTTTAGCAGGTAAAGATCTTGTATTTGAGATTGAAGTTGTTGAGATACAATAATAACAAAACCCACTT